CCTCTCCCCAATCGCTCATGAGCGCATCAGGGGCGGGAAGCAGCGGGGCTTCCTGAAACACCGATCTGTCTCTGGCTTCCAGTTCTGCGACACGGGCGCGGAGGGCTGCTAGTTCTTCATCGCGGGGATCTGGAATGGGGTCAGCCGTCTCGAAAGTCTGGATGGGTGCATCAGCCATGCCGCCGCTGGCCCAGATGCCCGGTCGTCTCGGCCTGTTGCGAGGGGGAGGCGCAGACGCGCCAAGCATCCGCGCCATATGCTCCGCATAGTTGTCGAATTGCTGCTTCGGTGTGCGCGTCATCACAGAACCTCCGCTTCGGCGCCGAACGCATAGAAGCTCGCCCGCGTAGCGCTGGCCGATCCGGTGTAGCTCTCGAATTGAATGTAACGCCCAGCAGCGGTGTAGTAGTTGGCGGAAACGTTCGTCCACACCTGCCCGTCTGGAAGCCAGACGATGATGCGGTCCTCGTGGATTTCAGCGGTGAGGGAATACTTCGTCGCCCCGTCCTTTGTCAGATCGCCGTTGAGGTAATTGACCGTGGTGGCTGACAAGCTGTTGCTCGTATAAATCCCGATATCGACCTTTGTTTCGGTCGCCACGATATGCAGCGAGCCCTTGCCGACGCGGGTAAGCCCCGAGCCCGTTCCGGTCGATGCGCCCGCCGTTCCAGTGATGTCATCAATATCGCCCAGCCCGTTCGGGTTGGAGATCATCACAGCAGAACCGGAGTTTGCGCTTCCCGATGTCAGCGAGAACGTCATCGACATGCGGCGAGGCTTCAGCGCCGTTCCTGCTGCCAAGCCGATATGGGCGCCAAGATCGAGGCCCGAATAGCTGGCCCCGACACTGTCGCCGCTGTCTGCTGTCGTCGCGACGGGCTCGCCGTCCGACGTGGTCGTCCAGCTCATCAGCTCGATCTGCACGCCCTCGGTCGTGGGCATCCGGGACAGCGACGTGTTGGTGATCATGTCCTTGCCCGTGGACATATCCACGACCATAGTTGCGCGGCCTGAATCGTAAGCCATGTCTACTTCTCCCCCGCCCGATCCGCCGCATCCGCAGAGGAAGAGGACTGCCGCTCCAATTGCTTTAAACGCTCGTGCAATTTCCATATGTGGACCGCCTGGATTTCGACTGTTTCAATGAGACGTTGGACCCACGCGCCAGTCGCCATTCCAGCCACCGGGTTGAACTTGTCCTCGTTGGGCATGGATGTGAGGTGGCGCTTCTCCTGCCAGTGGCGGGAGTAGCCCTCGATATCGAGCGGGTCGTATTTGCCGCCGAGACGCGCCGCGAACTTGCGCGCCGGATCGTGGAAGCGCGCCTCGATGCGCTCGTCCTCTACCTTGCGTCGAACGGCCTTGCGGGTCGTCTCGCCGGTATCGGGGTCATCCTCGTCGATATCCTCGACCAGATAGCGCGCAGGGTGGACGCGATCAGGGACTTTGGTATCCCACTTCGCCATTCTGACAGCGCCATCCATGGCAGCGTCGAACACGTAGCAGGACAGCAGGACGTTATCGTCATAGACCGCCGTGAAGTTGGCCGTGCCGAGGCCCTTGTATCCGCCCGTTGCGCCGGGTCCGTAGACGCCGTTTCCGATCTGGAGCTGTGCCGCAGCCGTCCCGGCGACTGTCGCAAAGATGGTCAGGTTTCCGTCTTCCGAGCCGTTGGTTGCGTCTTCGATGATGGCCCTGATGTCAGCAAATGAGGTTGTGTTGCCAGCGCTGTCCTCACCCTGAAAGTTGAGGACGCCGATGATGTCGTTCGCTGCGGGCGTGGCGCTGTTGTGATAGAGCCGCGCGACAGGGCCAAGTGCGCCGGCGTCATCGCTCTGGAAGTTCAGGTCCGAGAAAACCTGAATGCCCGCCTCGAAAACCTGAATGTCCTGAAAGTAGTTGCCGCCCTCGATATCGCCGCCGATGCCGAACACGAGCGCCGCTTGCGTGTGCAGCCGGTCGCGAAACACTGGCGGCGCGTCGAACGTCCATTGCGCACTGATCCGCATGGGAGCGTTGGCAAGCGGGACGGCAGACGAAGACATGCCCACCGCGAACAACAGCGGGTTGCCCTTCTGCTCAACGTCCTCTTGCAGAAGCGTTGAGAGGCCATCGCCAAGCCCGGCGACGGTTCGTGCAATGTTCGGATAAACAGACATGCGTTCTCGTTCCCGTTAGGGTTGGGGCGAATGGTGGGGAGAGGGATCAGGACGTCGTGGCGAAGGCGGTGAAGACAGGCGCGCGGTAGGCGGTCGTTGCGCCGCTCACCGTGGTGGATGCCGCTGTCTCGATGGTGCAACTGTTGTAGTCAGCCGCTACCGCCGTCACGCGCGTTGAGAGATTGGCGCTCGCCACGCCCGCGCCAGTAATCGTGATATAGCAGCCGGGGTAGACCTTGCTGACGGTGTTGCCGGTAAGGTTCGCGGTCGTGGTCGAGACGCCGATATCAACCGAGGTCGTGACGCCTGAAAGCGTACCCTCGGTCCCCGCCGTGGTGACGATGTAGCCGAAGATGGTCGCCGTGCCGGGGCGCGTGCGTTGGAGGATTTGACCAGCCAGAACCGTTGCGCCGCTCACATAGCTGGCGGAGGTGTTTTCCCCAATGATGCGGTGCGTGTTGTTGGTCTTGGGTGAGTTCGTGTTGCGCTCAACGGTAGGCGCGGACCTGATGAGCCACGGCGCAGACGGGCAGATCGACACAACCGCCGACGCGTCGCCAAGCTGCGTGTTGTCGCTGACCTCGATGTCATCGCCATACCAGCCTTCAGCACGAAGAATATAGCCATTGCCAGAACCTGCGTTGACCGGGATGCCCACATTCCCCCGGATGTAGATACGATCAGCAGGGGCCGTGATCAGTTCCGAACCGCGCAACGTGACGGCGTTGACCGTGTAGTTCAGGAACGTGTTGTCATCAATCACAGCGCCGATGAAGTAATCGAGGTTCTCCGATCCGGTCGGGTAGGACGTGGCAAGGCCGGTTGGCGCATCGACCGTGTTGTCACGGAAGATCAGGTTCGCAATCTTCGCCGTTTGCAGGATCATGCCCGTCCCAACGGCGGTGATGTCCACGCCCTCCACGATCAAGGGGCTGTAGACGCCCGTGGAGTTGATGCCGACGCCGCTAGAGCCGGAACGCGCACGCAGCTTGCCGCCGCGCACAATGAGCCTGCCAGCCGCATCAGCCGCCAGCATGGTCGCCGTGGTGATTGCGGCAGTCGTCAGCGCGTCGAAATCGTTGTTTTCCCAGATCGACGTAAAGGCGCGATTGACCCCGCCCGAGTAGCAATCCACCGCCCGGCAATTGCTGACGATCAGGTCATAGACGCCCTCGTGCGAGCCGAACGCCCCGCGATGCGTGCGAGCCGCCCTGCATGTCTCCTGCGTGATCTCGTATGAGTCGATAGCGTCGATGACGTGCCGGACGCGCGTACCCTTGACGCGGGTTGCCGTACCCCTGCGAGTGCGGGCAAAGTAGACGCCATAGAAGCCCGAGTTCTGGCCCTCTACAATCGTCTCGCTTTCTGCAATGCCCTCGATGTCGAGGTTGTCCACGGACACATCCATGCAGCCATCAGTGTAGATGTTGATGCCCTGAAAGCCGTCGAAATTCGTGCCTTCCACTTCCACATCCGCGCAGGCCGTGAAGTAAAGACCGCACTGGCCCATGCCGTTGGTGAGGTTCCCCGTGACGCCGCCGCCGATGAGCGATCCGCCACGCACGCTCAATTTGCTGATCGGCCTGTAGACACGCACAGCCACAGCCGCGCCTGACGTCGTAAGCTCCAGATGGGCGGGAACTTCCAGCGTGACGGTTGAGCCTGAAATGCCAGTGACGCGGTTGAAGTCGGTATAATAGGCAACGTCAGACGTATTGCGATACAGTATCTTGTCGGACGTGAACCGGATGAGGTCGCCAGCCTGGATGCCTGTGACGCTGGTTAGCTGCGCCGTGCGGGCGTACTGAGAAACCGTCGCCGCAAGCGTCGTGTTCAGAATGACCGTGCCGGCGAAGCTGAACACGCTGCCAGACGCGCGGACACCTGAGTCAAACGTGAGGTCCGAAGCGTCGATGGTCGCGCCTTCACACATCACACGGACATTGCTTGCCGTGATGGTGATCATTGTGTTCAGCTTGTACGTCTTGCCGGGAGGGAAGTAGAGCGTGCCGCCGTTCGTCAGCGATGTCGCCGCAGCCTGAACCGCCGTGCTGTCATTGGTGACGCCATTCCCCACAGCCCCGAAGTCCAGCACGTTCGCGACTTCTGCAAAACGCGCCGCAAGCGTCCGCGCCGTGGTGGAGCCGGTGGAGGTGACAACGTCGTCCCCCGCCGTCGAGGCGATGCCCTGAACAGCGTTGCTGCGGACATAGATCGCAGAGGCAAGCGGGGCCGTCAGGGTGACGAATGAATCCGTCTCGTCGGTCGTGACCGTGTAGGTCGTGACCGGCTGAACTGCGCCGTCAACCGAAACGAGAACCTGATAGACAGATGACAGAAGCACGTCTTCAATCGTGATGATCTGAGACGCGCCTGTGCCTGTTGCGGTTTCCTCGAATTGCTGGATGCTGTTTTCAAGGCCGTCCGCGTTGTCGTTGGCATAGTCCCGCGTTGCCAGCGTGGCGCCCGCGCTGTCCTTGTAGACCAGCTTCACCAGCGTTGCGTCAGCAATCCAGCGCTCAGGAAGTCGCCCGGCTGCATCTGCGGTGATCTGATAGCCTGCCGTGGTCGTCAGCGCCCTGTCGGAGTAGACGGTTCGCGCGGTCGTGGTCCCCGCATCATATACCTCAATGGAACCGCCCGGTTCCAAAGCTCCGCTGTCGTCCAGCATCGTGTGGACGAGCCCGAATACGTTTTTTGCCATGATTTATGCCGTCCAGACTACAGTCATTGAACCGGAAAGACCGGGGCTCGTAATTTCGTTCGTCCCGTTCGCGCGCTGGATCTCGAAGCGGATGTCGGATTGCGCGCTGTTGTTTGCGGGGATCAGACCTGCGGCGAAGCCCGCAAATGTCGCGGTCCAGAACGGGCCGACCGTGTACGGGATGCCGCCTTCGGAGTAGATTTCTGCGGGCGAGTAATCGACCGTAAACGTCCCGCTATCGAGCGTGTACTCAGTACCCCCGCCCGTCAGTTCCTCGATGATGCGCCAGTTGCCTGAGAAGCTGACAGCCGCGCCCCCGTCATCGCTCAGGCCGCCGCTGATATACAGGTCCGTGTTGACCGTGATGGAGTAGTCCCCGCCAGCGCCAGATGGCGTCAGCGTCACTGTGCAGATGCTGACCCATGTTGCGCCGCTGCTGACGCCGTTGGAGAACACGTTGGCGTTGCTTGTGCCGCCAGAGCTTCCAGCCGCTGCCGCTGCAACAGCCGTATCCCCCGCTATGCGCGCTGCAGCCTCGGCGGCGATCTGCGCTTGCAGTTCCGCCGCCCCGCTGATGATGCCGCCGACGCTGTTATCCGTCTCGGTCCCTGTGCGCAGAAGGAGCGCATTCCAGGCGTTGCGGAACCACTCTACCGGAGTCCCGTCATCGTTGGTAATCTTGAGCCCGACTTGCAGGAACGGAACGTTTTCCGTCACGAGCGCTGCCCCTCATTGATCCACGCGCCATAGATTGTGACGCCTGCGGGATCGGTCATGCGGATCGAGATGTTCGTCGCCTCGCCCGGCGACACCATGCCAAGGCCCCACATCACGGGCTTCTGGTAGCGTCCGTCTGCGCCGAGGGTCAGCGTGATTTCGGAGCGGGTGTCGTCTCGGATCGTGCGACCGTCCGTCGAGACTTCCACCATGATGGTAGGGTTGGAGCCCTGCCCGCTAACGGGACGCCCGAACGCTTGCAGGTCTACGCAGAGCGATCCGATTGTCTCATAGTCCGCGAAGGATGGGCGTAGCGTGGCGATGCGCTCCACCGTGTTCCCGGCATCGGTGAATACGGTATTGTCCAGCGTGTAGAGGACAGACCCGCCCTCATCGGCCAGCACGTTGTAGCCGTAGGCGTTGGCGTGGAATTGCGGGAGGTAGGTGTCCTCCTCCCAATTCTGTTCGCGATGCCAGAAGCCTGTGGTTGTATTGAGGACAAACGCCGCCTTGTTCGGAATGCGGACCTTGAAGAACTCGTTGCTGCCGTACTTGTACGCCAGGCACGTCACAAGCAGCCGGTCGGCAGCGCTCAGGGCGATAAGGTCATCCTCCATCTCGCCATTGCGCGGGAGCGGGCTGATGCTGAACCCGTTCATCACGTAGGGCGCGAGGTCGCCGCCAATGAGGAACAGCTTGTCACCGCGGATCGCGTAGGCTTCGGGGCTCAGTATGCCGTCCGTCTCGTCAATCGACTGGCCCGTGATGTTGGCGAACGGGAGCGTTGTGGATGTCGTCGCGCGGATGATCTCGATGCTGCCAGCGCCAAGGGCGAGGATCTGGCCTGACAGGCGGATCATGCGCCGGATTTCATCGGGCCGCTGTTCCGCCGTGGCAAAGCCCAGCGCTTCCCATGCCGTCCCATCCAGAACGGCTGACCAGTAGTAGGTATCCGCCCCGGCTTCCGATGCGACGAGGCGCTGAGACAGGACAAGCAGGCTGGTGGCGTCTGGCGCATCCACGTCCGCAACCTGCGTCAGTGATGTTCCATTCCAGCGCCACGGCTTGCCCGCGCGTGCGACGTAGAGATTGTCACGCAGGCCGGCAAAGACCGCGTTTCCGCTGCCGCCGATTGCGCCAATGGATGTCGCGACCCACGATGACGAGATGCTGTAGAGCGTCCCGCCTGCGACCACGAACAGCGCACCGCTTCTGACGCCTGCCTCGCAGTAGATGCCCTGTATCTCTGCGCCGAGGTCAACACGCTGGACACGGCCCGGCGTTGGCACAAGCGCCGCCCGAACAGGCTTGCCTGTCTCCGCTGGAATAGGGACGGCGAACATGTTGAGCAGGCGCAGGGGCGCCATGCCGTACCGCTGGCGGCGGTCGGCCTGTGGAACGACTGGAATGTAGGGTATGTTCGGCCCCTGATTTGCTGAAGGGGTTGTTATGCTCGGATTGGTCGGACTGGGTCTGGTGCTCTGGGGCCTGTGGACAGGCTTGGGCGGCTGGCCGTTCCTTTTCACCGCAGTCGGAATCGTCCTGCTAGTCGCAGAAGACGAAAGACGGCGGCGCTCGCGGCTTTAGGCGGGCTGCTGTTAGTAATTGTTAGGACGTGTTAACGTCCGCCTCGGAGTGATTTGCGAGGCGATAGATGAAGCTCTGGATTGCGGGCCTGCTGTTCGTGGCGTTCGGCGTCTACGGGTTCTTTCCCGCGTCGTTTCAGACCTGGATCATGCCGCTGTGGATGAGCATCGTCCTGATCGTCTCAGGCGGCGCCATGATGCTGTTCTCACGGGATGTTAGCGCTGCGCCGGATAGCGTCGAGGATTAGCGCCTGATCGGCCTGCGCCTTTTTGACGTTGGGCCGCGTGTACTCGTAGGGCATTTTGAACGCTCCAGCCGTTCGGGCAAGCGCTGCCACCTGACCGAACCGCTGGAACGCAATGGCCGCAGCCTCGGCATTCTTTGCGCTCTCAAGCCGCGCCATAGCAATTTCGAGGTTGGCCGCGTTGCCTTCTTCCTGCGCCTTGTCCACTGCCGCCTGAGCTTGCTTCGCTTCTTCGTGAAAGCCCTTGGCAAGATTTCCGGCGAACTCGGATTCGGCCATCGACGCTCCGATGACGGCCATGTCCATCATCTTGAAGTGCTTGGTTCCAGGCTTGAACAGATCAAACGCTTCCTTCGCGTTGGGCCTAGCCATCCAGTCGCCGTTGTCGTCCGTCATGAAGGGAACGCCCTTCTTGGGTTCCATGCCAACGCGCTGTTTCAGGTTATCCGCCTTGCCAGCACCGCCCTGATAAAAGAACTCGTTGAGGTTGGTTGCGCGTTTGCCCATCGCCTTGCGTCCGGTCATTATGTCGGACGTTGTTGGCGTCGCGTCTGAGACAAGCCTGTTGAGCGATGCGGCTTTCATGGCCGATTCTGCTGAGTTTTTCTTGACCGCGCCTTTACGCATCAGCGCCCCAGCGAGAACCCCCACTCCGATACCGACCCACGGTCCCAGCTCGCGCGCGAGTTCTATCATGCCGTCTGGCTTCGTGCGATCAAAAGCGCCTTTCATCTCAATCTCTGCGCGACGGCTTTCCGCCTTACCGGAGATGGTTTTTTCGCGGTCGCGTCCAGCGTTGATAGCCGCTTCCAGATCCGTCCGAGCCTTTGCAATCGCGGCGCGCGTATCGGGTCCAAGCTTGCCGTCCGGCGTTCCGTCCGCGCTGACTTTCAAGCCGCGCGTCTCGGCAAGATATGCCTGCTTCTCTTCAACGGTCCCGTTCTCGATGATGTTCAGCTCGGCTTCTAGCTTTTTGATCCGATCGCGCTCTTGAGCCAGAGGGGCCAGAAACTCGTTGTTTCCTTCTGCCTCCTGCGCGTTGGCAACGCCGCCGAGCCCGGTTGCCAGAACCCCGCCAGCCACACCGCCCGCCACTGAGGATGAAGCTGTTCCGCCTAGCCCGGTTGTCGGACCCGCTGCCGGTGTTGCAGGAGCGCCGCCCTTGGGCTTCTTGCCGGCGAAGATGCGGGCGACGTTCTCAGGCGTCACGCCTTCCAGCAGCATCTGGCCCATGAGGTCGCGTTGGGCTTTGGTGTAGCTGCCGGATTTGGACATGGCCGCCAGGGCTGTCTGCATGGGGTTCGTACCCATGCGGATCAGATCCGCAGCCGTGGGAAGGATACCGCCCGCGCCCATCTCGGCTTGAGACGTGACGGAACCAACGTTCGGGTTCATGCGCGAGGCGTTCTGCACGATCGATGCATCCGCTGCGAAGCGAGCCTGCATCTCGTCGGCTGGACCCTTGCCGAACACGCGCTCCAGCTTCTTGCGCGCCCCTGCGCTAGTCAGAGACGCAACAGCGCCGCCCGCGCCTTCGGTCTTGCCAACCATAGAGCGGATGACGCCCGCTTGCAGCGCGGTCAGGGGCTGGCCCGTAACGCTCTCGGCAACGCGGGACACATCCTCTGCCGTGTAGCGCCCGCCGAGCAGGCCCTGACCCTGTTTGAACGCCGCATTCATCTTCGGCGCTTCACCGCCTAACTGGCGAGCGGCGGGATAGTCCGGCATCAGTTTGTCGAGTTCTTCCACCAGTGCGCTGCGGGTGTCTTCCAGCTTGCGCACGCGGATGTCATCCAGCGTAGCGCCAGAGGCGAGGAGCTGTTGCTCCTTGGCGTCAATGTCACGCTTGACCAGATCCCAATATTCGAAGTCTCCAACGGCCCGGCCTTCGGTTGCCTGTACCGTCTTGCGATAACCGTCCACCGCCTTGGTATGCGGCGCGAGCGCTTTAATCTTGCCCAACTGCGTCAAGCGCGGGCTGGCGAGGCTTCCGGTCGGGAATTGCACCTTCAGCGAGTTGTAAGCCGGGGTCGCCTGCTCACGAGCAAGCTCCACCATGCGGTCAACGTCGCCTGCAATGGTCGCAGGTGACGCGCCGGTTGCGCCGCCGATGTCGCGCTCCAGCCGGCCACCACGGGTCTGGATCAGGTCCTCGCCGCGAGAACGCGCTGCCTCTCCAGTCGCACCCGGCAGGCGCGAAATGCCCGCAGTTGTGCTGACACCCTCTTGCGTCAGGTCGGCCACGGATGCGGGCTTGTCGCCAAACTTCGCGCGGGCAGCGTTCAGGGCGTCCTGCTCGGACTTGATGCCGCCTGAGAGGAGCGCCTTGCGTACTGCGCGCGATGCGACACGCTCGTCAAAGCCAGCACGAGAAGCCGGGCTCTGCACCATCCGCGCCGCTGAACGGAACCCACGGCTTCCCGCCGCTGCCAGCGCACGAGGTCCGAAGATGCCGATCGCCGCGCCGGTAGCAGCACCACCGGGCAAGCCGCCGCTATCCCCATCGCCGGGAGCGGCCATTGCATCGCCAGTGCCGCCCAGCGTAGCGCCAACGCCGCCACCGATGATCCGGTCCAGGTTGCGCCGCACGACACCGCGCCCAATGGGCTCAGGAGGGGCTGAGAAGGGCTTGGGAGCGTCCTCTGGCAATGGTGGGGTGAGTTGGTCGATTACCTGCTTTGCCGATGCCTGCTCCGCAGCAGTTGCGTTGGCCCGGCGCAATACTTCCTCAGCGCGCTGGACCTGCACAACTTCCGGGGTAACGCGCTGGCCTGCTGTTTTGACGAAGATTGCCGCACGGTTGAGGAACATGGCGGCAGGCTGGGCGATGTAGTTGATAGGGTCAGACGCAAACTCGACGCCCGATTTCAGGCGGTCGCCATCGCCGCCCATGTTTTCGCCGCCAAGGATGGCTCCAGCGCCAAACGCCGTAGCAGCAGCTTCGGGGGCCATCGCAACAGTCCGGCCACCTAGGCGCGTGGCCTGAGCCAGCTTGCTTGTGCCTTGCGGCGTGATGGCGGCAGCGGTTCGACCAATCACACTTGTACTGCGAAGGGCCTGCCCGCCTGCTTGAAAGGCTTTTGCGGGTCCGGTGAGCGGCGCAGCCAAGCCGAGGATTGTGCCGCCTACATCCGAAATCGCCTGTCCAGCGTCCTGCGCCTCTGGAACATCCAGCATCGGAATGCGCGGGCCAGGTTCAAGAGCGCCGCGGCCATAGTCGAACGCTTCCAGCCCCATATTCACGGTTTCGGAAAGAACGTTCGTTGCTTTACGGGCAGCGCGTTTGACGGTGTTCGTCATCGGCTCGGGCGGCTTCTCGGCGTTCCAGTAGCTTTGACTGCTGAGTTGCTGTTCCGAGATTGGCGCTTGCGTTGGGTCGGGAGTGCGGGGACCAACGCCGTCGATACGCCGACCAACGATGCGTCGGGCCAGCTTGTCATCTTCACTATCCAGAGCCTTCGCGACATTTACCGGCGCTTCCCAAAGCGCAGGCGGAGGCGTCACTTCATCCGGATTGAACTCGTCCTTGAACTTGGCGTCATACATCTCCCGCACGCGGCCCGGATCTATGCCGTATTGGATAGGCGGCGCGGTGCGGTCTGATGGCGCTGCTTGCTGCTTTGCTGCCGCGCGGCGCGCAAGCTCAGCCTTTGCTGCCTCTGCCGATATGCCCATAGGCTGCACAGGCTGCGAGGTTGGAGCAGCTACACGAGATGCCTTGCGCCGCTCTAGTTCGGCGCGTGCCTCTTCCGGTGTCGGTTGCATCACCCGCCCCGCGCAATGCGCTCTAGTTCGTCGTCGGACATTTCTTCAATTGGGGCAGGCGATGCGTTTTGCGGCTTGGCGAGCAGATACGGAACGCCCTCCCGCGTCCTTGTCGCAGCGGGCGCGGCTTCCGGCGGCGCTGGACGGCCCATCATCCCCTCAAGCTGCTGGCGTCGCCTTGCTTCCGCTTTGCGGCTGTCTGCGATGTCGTTTTCCAGAGCCGTCTTGTACCGCTGAAGTTTCTCCTTGAAGTCTTTCGCAGCAATCCTCGCTTCCGTGTCGCTCATCGTAACAGTCATCAGGCGTGTTGCCGCAGCCGTCACGCGAGCGCCTTCCGCATCGGACAGCGAGCCGCTTCCCTTCATGGCCTGGATTGAGTCGAGGAAGGCGCTGCCGCCCAACTGATCAAGAATAGCCATTCCGTCCGCGCGGTTGGTATCCAGCGCAACGTTCCAGTTGAAGGCGTCATCCTTCTTGCCGGTCGGATTGATCATGTTGCCGTAGGTGGCTTCGAATTTGGCCTTGGCCTCTGGCGTGCTGTCGTCGGTGAACCGATTAACAAGCGCGAGGTTTTCGTTGATCGAAGCGAGGCTGGACTTTCTGACCCTTTCTTTCTCGGTCAGTTCACGGTCCAGATCATCCAGCTTGAACTGGAAGTTCAGGGCCTGATTGGTTGTCAGGCTACCGGGAGCACCGGCTCCCGCCGCCTTGGGCGTCTCCGGTGCGCGAGCAAGCTGCGTGCCGTCCGCTTCATATCTGATCTGGCCCGGCGACAGTGTGAACGGCTCAGCGGGCTTCGGCGCCGCCTCGCGCTGCGCCTTCAACCGATCCGCAACGCTCATCGTCTGCATTGCGAAGTTGTCCAGCTCCTCGTCCGTGATCTTGCCGTCTGCCGCTGCCTGCTGGATCTGTTGCAGGATTTGCGGGTTCGCATAGGGCGAGCTTTGGATTGCTTCGATCGCCGCTTTCCCGCGTGCTTCGGGAGGTACTTGCTTGAGCCCCAGCGCGGTCTTGCCGAGGAACTCCATGCCCTCGCCAAACTTCGCGGCTTGGTCTGCGTCCATGCCCTTGAGCGCTTCATCCACTTTCAGGATGGTGTCAGGGTCGCCTGCTGCCGTCGCTTGCTGGCGGAGGTTCTGATAGCCCGTGCGCTGGTCCGGTGCGCTTCCCAAGGCTGTCGCATAGCCCTCCTGCTGTTTGCGTGTTTTGGCCTGCTGACCCAGCGTGTTGAAGTTGCTCGCCTCGTCCGTCAGCCCTTCGCTCATGAGCCCGGTGACAGCACCCTCATAGTTTCCCATGCCATAGGCTTCGGTAGCCTTGCGGCGAGCGTCGTCCTGACGCCGTGTCTTGGCCTGCTGTTGACCGGCTTCTAGGCCCGTCTGGAATGCGCGGAACGTGCTCATGAGATGCGGCTCCTGCCGAGGCCACCAGAACGCGCACGGCCCGCCGTAGAGCCCGCGCTGCTGCCATATCCGCCGCTGGTCCCGCCTGCCGTGCTGCCCATCGAGCCCATGTTGCCCATGCCCCAGCCGATCCAGCTTGCGAGGTCGCCTGCCGTGTTCGCCTGGTTCTGTCCCTTCGCAATTGCGAGGTTCGCTTGGTTCTGCCCGCCTTGCAGGGTAATATCCGTCGCGTTGTTCGCGAACGTCTGCCCGCCCGATGCAATGCCAGTGTCAGCCTGATAGCCACGGTTGGTCACATCACCGAGCGCGCCGTAATAGCCGCCGAAGTTGCGGAGTTTGGCTTCCTCGGAGACTTCGGCCATGCCGCGCGCCGTGCGTCCTGACAGGGACGAGCCCTGAGCGCCGGCAGAGGCTATGAAAGCATCACGGGCGTTGTTTGCCTCCATCGTGCCGATTTTGCCCCAAGGGCTTGCCTCGAATGCCGCCCATGCCTGTTCTTGCGTCTCGGCAGGCGTGGCTGTGGGGTCTGGCGCTCCCTGCTGGCCCATGCCGCTTGTGGGCATGGCTCGCCCCTCGCCTGCGAAGTTCTGCGAGTGCCAGCGGCCATAGGCTGCCGGATCGCCGCCGAACTGTGCGGCTACCTGAGGCTTGGAGAACTCGGCTGCGAGGTCGGGATTGTTGCGGACATAGGCCGCGAAATCGGGCTGCGTTGAGCCCATCGCGCCGCTGTATTGCCCGCCACCTGCTGATGGCTGGTTGAGCCCGAGGAATGCGTTCTGCCGACCGCGTGAGGCATTGCCCTCGACGGCGTACTTGCTGAGAACGTCGCGCGCTTGGTCGCGGCTTTCGCGCTGGAACTGAAGCGCCTGGTTCTGCGATTGCTGCTGGAGGTTCCCGGCATTCTTGATCGCCTTGGCGTTCTGGTTGCCCGAATAAATCGCAGCGCCAGAGCCTACAATCGCGGACCCGATCAGGACAGAGGATAGCGCAGCCATCAGGCAGCCCTCACAAACGAAAGTTCTATCGGCATGTATCCCGCCCGGTCATAGATCGGTGAAACGTCGCGGCGGCCCATTATCATCACCATGTTGACCACCTGCGCGCCTCGGCTCTGCGCCCACGCTTCGAACGCTTTCATCAGGCTCAGCCCGTTGGCCTCGGACCACCAGAACAGCTCATTCGCCACACGCACGTCAGGCGAGCACCAGAGCGGTGCAATGACCCCGCCAATGGCCCCACGATCATGCACCAGCAACGCCGCGTCCTCGCCCTCGATCATCCGCCGCAGCATGGCTTCAACCGCCGTCATGTCGCGCGGGAACTGGCTGGTCAGCGGATGATAGGACAGGAACTCCGCCGCATAGCCCATGAGGCGCGGCAGGTCGTCCAGCGTTGCCGGGCGAACGTTCACGAGAGGTCAGCGTAGCCCAGACGTTCGGCCTTCTTCGCGCGCGGTGCGGGCTCGTCGTCCTCGACCTTCTCGCGCTTGGCCTGCTTCTTCGCAGGCTTTGCCGCGCTGATGCCGAGCTTCGTGCGCAGCGCCTTGCGGAGAACGCGGATCGAGTCGTCAGTGATTTTCGGCTTGCTCATGGTCACTCCGTTGTGATTGCAAAGCGGACGCTATGGCCGCGGTCATATCCCAGCAGTTCATTGAGGTTTCCGCCGCCACGTTCCAGCGCAGCAGCGACAGGCGGCTTCTCGCCAAGGCCAAGGCTCTGCCCCGTGCGACCGCCGATCAGATCCATTGCCGCATCGAACCATTCTTGGGGAAAATCGAGAATGTCGGACGTGTTGACCACATCCTCGGGGACGCGCTCATAGGAGATGCGCAGCGTACCCGCTGCAATCGTCGCATCGGGAACCGGCCAGAGGTAAACCGTGGTTGCCGTGCGCTGCCGATCGACCGCGAAGATGGTCGGGCGCCCCGTGCTGGTCTTGACGGGGATGCGCTCGTAATCGTCCATGTTCCATTGCTGCAGTTCCAGGTCATAGTTCGCGGAGTTGCGATAGTAGACGCGGTGAACGCGATCGGGACGCGGTGAGCAGGTCACATAGGCAACGGCTGCGGTCATGGCCGGCGTCTGCGTTGCCCTGCGCCACTCGCTCGGGCCTTGCGTCACCAGCAGCTTCAGAAGCCCGTTGATGTGGCTTCGCGCAATCGTCCATTGATAGGCCGATGCGGTCTGGCCGTCTCCGAGGATCTGGACGCGTTTCAGCGCCTCATCCACGAACTCGCCTGCGGTGTAGGTCAGGCTTATGCTCATGTCGGAGGCTCGTAGGTTGTCCCGTCACGATAGGCGAACTCAAGGTCTGCATCATCCGCTTCGGGCTGCGTATCAGGACGCGCACCCGGAAGCGGCGCACCCTCGCCGGGCCGAAGAACAGGCGTGGACAGGTGGACAGGGCGCGGGTCGTAACAGCCGTCACAGACCCGCGAGTTGCTCCACTCCGTCCGCAGCTCATCCAGCCGGACCTTGGCATAGCATCGGTCACAGACCGCGTATGGCCTGCCCGGCTGGTATGAGCCTTTCCAGGTCACTTCGCCATCTCCAGAACAATGGCGTAAGTGTCTGCGGCTGTGTGGCCGACCGTGGTGAACAGGATGTCTCCCGTCACGCCAGCGCCGCCATCATTCGCCAAGCCACCGAACGCCGTGAAGTCTATGCTTCCGGTGTCGTCAGCCGGCAGTATCCACGCCACCACGTCAGCCGTTGCATCCCAGAGGATGCGGACAGACATGCCGCTCGTCGTGTAGTGGATCTTCATTATCCGGACTTCGGTAGGAGCCGTGTCCAGCGCCGACACATCCACCTTGAGAACAGCGGATTCGCCGGTCCCGTCAGAGACGTTCGTAAACTTCATGACAGTGTTGCGTGGACCGTCCTGAAGCGTTTGGGAGGCGACTGCGTCGGCCATGTCTTACCGCTCCTTGGCGACGAAGATGTAATCCACAGAGAGAACCTTCGCGACCGCTTCGCCGTTCTGAATGCCGAAGCTGATGGTCATCTCTTCATCGTTCGGCAGGTTCGTGACCGCCAGGCGGGCGATGACAGTGCTGTCCTTGAAGAACTCGATCGCATCGACGCCGTTGTAGTAGAAGCCGAGCACCGCATAGGTGTCAGCCGTCAGCGTCGAGGCGGCAACTGCCGTGGTCGATGTGCCGTCCTTGGTGACGTAGCAGTCAAGGTTAGCGTCGCCGTCGTCCTTCATGAAGTAGACGCCATCCGACACAGCAAGCGGGGTCGTGTCCGTGATTTGGAGGCCCAGCACGAAGTCTGACTGGACAACTTCATCGATCTTCAGGCGAGCCTTGAACCAGAGCTGCTTGCCCGCGATGAACTTGAAGCTCTCCACAGCGCCGGTTGCATCGTCGCCCGAGTATTGCAGGAACACCGCGTCATTGTCGGCTGCGTCGTTCGTGATGACGAGGATGCCACCATCAAGGTTGCCCACGGCCTCAGTCGCAGAGCCTGCGCCGGCCTCGGTCGTGGTGTTGATCCACTGGTCCGCTTCGAAGTTGTCGAAGTCATCGAACCAGACATGCACAGCAGTTGGATCGGGAATCGGGAGCATCCGCATGGGGTCGGACGCTGAGACGTTGGTTACGCCTCGGGAGAAACGTGTCGGAGTGTTAGCCACTTGGGGCGCCTTTCATGAGATGAAGGCGCGCGGATGTTACCCCGCGCGCCCCGTCAGTGGATGTGAGTTAGGTTAGGTGCCGGACGTGCCGCGGACGGAACGCCAATCGACCCAGCCCGAGATATAACGCTCGGTAGCCTTCGCCTTGGCGTTCTCGGTGTCGAAGTCGTTGTCCTGGTCCATCTCGAGCTTGCGGCGCTGGAGCGTGACGAGGCCCTCGGGGACGTTGTCCACCATCAGGAACCACGCATTCGGGTCCGTCAGGTAGTCCCAGACAGAGTAGCCCTTGGACAGCATACCGGACGAGCGAACCGCGTTGATGTCGTAGTTCGCCGTTCCCGAGTGCTTCTCCGACTTCAGCAGACGTTCAGCCACGAAACCGAGTTGCGGGGGAACAACCAGTTCCTTCGCACGGAAGTACATCTTCAGCCCGCGCGAGTTGGTCATCAGGCGCGTATTGATCAGTTCGTCTTCCAGCGAGGCTTCCGACAGGTCGGCGTCCACGGTCGGCTTGTTGGCTTTGTTGCCAGCAAGCGTCGGGTGAGCCGTCGAGCAGAGAGACGCGCCGTCGCCGCCAAGGAACGAGCCCGAGAAGGCGTTGTTGAAGTGCGCCGCGTGGACGATCTCTTTCGACTGGCCCATCGAGTAGGCGAGGTTACGCGAGCGACGCGAGGCGCGGCTCTCGTACTGGTTGTCCTCGATCTCTTCGCGGGATGCCATCCAGCCAAGGCCCCAGACCACGTTGGTAAGACGGGTCTTGTAACCCTCGGCGTCGGCGTCGAAGCGGATAGCCTGGCTTTCGTTCTTGATGTCCGGCAGGCCGAACGTGGTGGATTCCACGAACTCTTCGTAAGCCTTGTCTGACGACTTGTCTTCGAAGTAGCGCGTATACTGCTTCTCCATCGACTTGTAGGCTTTGCCGAAATGCGCCTTGATACCGGGCCAAAGGTCGGCCGGGTGGAGTGCTCTGGTCATTGTCATGTTTCAAGCCCTCCTTAGATGCCGGCCAACGGCGAGAGGCCGTTCGTGTGCAGGTTGATGGAACAGATGTACTTCGCGTAGGCCGTCGCTTCCTCGTTATCCACGCGGGTGACGATGTCGCGGATGGTCATCTGGAGCGTTGCGCCAGTCGCCACCGTGCTGGAATCGATCATCCAGCCGGACTTCTTCGTGAAGGTTGAACCGGTGCCAGAGACGAGATCGACGTTGAGGCCGATCGACGCCACCGCAATGGCGCCGCCCACTGCATCTTCCTGAAGTTCAAAGAGCAGTTCCGGGCCGGATGCAACGATCGGATAGCGCAGCGTTGAGGCCACGCCATAGCCGTTTGAGACGATGCTCGGAGTTGGTTCGAAGCCGACGATGAAGCCGGTGATCCGGTTCGTCGCGCCAGCCGTCGCAACTTCGACAACCTGGTGACCAGATCCACGGGCGCCGGTCACGATGACCGGGTCGCCAATGAACATGTTCGTCGCGTAGGATGCCAGTCCCGTATAGGTCGTCAGTTGTCCGCTCATGGAAGCGCCGATCAGAGTTCCGACCGGACGCCCTCCCATAGCGGCGTTTGTGTTCGCCATTGTTTATCCTGTGGGGTTATGGGGTGTAGCTGCCAGCGGACTTGGTCGGCGTGGCAGCAGAAATCGTGTTATTCAGAGCGTAGCTCTTGCCCGCATCGTCGGGGCTTTCCTGCGGGGCCTTTGCCGCACCGCGCTTGAGAGCCTTCTCACGCTCCCTATATTCGGCAACCTTGGCGTCCTGATCTTCATCGAACCAGGGCTTCCACTTCTTCATCAGCTTGGCGTTCATCGCCTTGCCTTCACGGGACATGCCCGCAAGTCTGGCCGTATCTAGGCCGTTCAGCTCGGTTTCGGAGACAGGCTCCCATTCCCGCGCCATTAGCTGCTGGAGATTGCCCAACTCATCGTTGGCCCAGCGGTATTGCCAATTCTGGTAGTCCAGTTCCGCGCCAGCAACCGTCAGGCGCTGGTCGTTAGA